TCGTCTTCCTCCTCGTCATCTTCCTCATCATCCAAGTCCTCAAACCCACCATACAGGTGGTCATACACTGACCGCCATTCCTCCTTTGTGATGCTTACGGGTGTTCCATTTAGGCGGTTTACTAGAAGACATGAACCGAAAAAGAGGACATTATCTAGTGGCGGGGGTAGTTCGTATTTATTCTCCTGGCCTGCACGTCCATCCGTCTTTCCATAAAGTGCGACAGAATAGGTCTTTCCTTGTATTTCTGCACCCCATTCTGTCTGGACCTCAAAGCCTGCCGCCGTCTTGAATCCCGCCTTTTTATAGAGCTCTGCTTCGGAGAAGGTCTTGAGAGCGACTTCCTTGATTACTCCGGTCTTTTCAATGATCAAAATGTTTAGTGACATGGTTTTGGGTTAGATTTTATGCGGATTCGTTTTTATTTCGTTTTGTGAAATATATTTCAGTAGGAGACCAAAATATCTATTTAGAGTATATAGAATCCTATCTTTATTTAGACATGCCGGTTACTAAAAAGAGAGGTGTGAATAGAAAACAGAAAAGGGAGAAGGGTCGCGGAAAAACGATGAAGGTCATGATCGTTGCGGCGGTTCCTTGCCCCCCTGCTATGATAAAGAAAATGAAAGGGGGAAAGGGAAAAGGAATGCGCGGTGGCGGCATTTTTGATGGTATCTCCAATTTGTTCGGTTTCAAATCTTCTAATCCGGCTACCGCCGCAACTGCAAGTACAAGTGCACCTGCTACTCCGCAGTCGTCGTGTAACCCAGGAGAAAAACCGGGTATACTTTGGGGTTGCAGAAGAGATCCAAATGTTCCAGTGAATAATTAGCAAATCTCAGGAACCGGAATAGCGCAGTAGACAAAAGAGTTCAAACCCACAAAAACATTTCTATTTTATGAATAAATACAAATGTTCCCTTATTTATTCAAAATCATCGGCATTTTCATTCTGGTTCTCTTACTCCATCAAGGATGGATCTATTTACAAGATCATTTCTTCAATGGGAAAACCAAGACCAAAACCAATCGCCAAATTGAAAAATACAAGGCCATGGTGGAAGAAATCCAGCGATCGCAGATGAAACCATCGTCCGAGTTTTTATCCCAGGATGACAAGACCGAAATACAAAAGGATCTAGCCTTGTTTATGGCGGGCATCTAGTGTTCCGTTTTCTTTGCCGTGCTGGAAAATTCATGAAATATATGTAGTTATTATATAATAATTAATGAATCATGAATAACTCTTCTAGAAAATCCCCCAACAAAAAGGAAACAATATTTAGAATTAGTCCAACAAGTATGAAAACCTATCAAAATAGCGCCGCAAATAAAATACAAAATTTCTTCAAAAGTATCAAGGCAAAGCGGAAACACCTGATTGGCCTATTGGGAAATCCAGAGAGCAGTTGTATTCAAGAACCCATTCCAATTGGTAACGAGAATGTCTACATGTATCTGAATGTGGATAGTGGCAAAGAAATCCCCCTCTTTACTATCTTCAATTTCCATCCCAATTCATCAAAATCACGGACCAAGAAATCGGTGTCATCGCACCCAAAAACAACGACCATATCGCCAATAAAAGACGCCCATTTTTTTGAGAGGTTTCATGCCGTTTTGAGACAAATGGACGAAAGCGTCCGTCATCTAACTGTGAATTTCTCAATCGTGGTACATGCCACGAAAGAGGTTCCGTCTATTTCCATTTATTATTATCCCGATTTCGGAATTTATAATATAACAGATAACAAATTATTCGTCAAGTTTTTTTACCCATATCTACTGTTTGTTTTAGCAAATAGTAAAATGAATTTTGAGAAAAATGCACAATATTATCTAAAAATAGATCAACCCAGCGTAACAAATTCCGTAACAGCCGGATTTCATAAAGATGACAGTTTGAGAACCTTTATCACATATTTGAGTTCACCAGTAAGCACCGAACTTGTATTTCATGAAGAAGCTATAAATGCCATGGTAACCTCTTCATCAAAAACGCCCTCGGTGCCATGGTTGACTTGTTCTCCTATTTTCCGCTTTGATACAAGAGATAAATTGTATACATTGTGTTTCAACGATAAATATATGCGTCATACGCCCCCAATTTATGAAGAGGAAGGAAAGCCACTGTATGAAACAAATAGATTGGAACCCCATGATGCTATACAACGCATTATTGATAGTAGAGGCGAAAAAATAAAAACAACACATGCAATAGATGGCGAAGATATGACAAAAGAATACCCGATACCCAAAAGCAGGCGATTTGTATCCAAATTAAAGACAAACCGCATGACAATCGCGTGTCTCGTATATGAAGGAGAGGATGAAGATGGAATACGAGAGGATAATTTGGAGGACGGAATAACCATACCCATTTCCGAGTTGGAGCAACATAAAATGCGTTATCAAGAAGAGAAGATTGAATTGACGGAAGATAGTATTCGGATTATTACCGAAGAAGAGTACTTGGGAACTGTTCGTCAAACGGGGGGTTCTCAAAAACGAAAACCAAGGAAAAACCGCACGACGCGACGGCAATAACTCTTACTATGAAAAATTGAATCCACGAAAATCATTTAAACAGACAACATGTTTTCTTTACAACCATGCGAGAACTCCGAGAAATTAGAGACCATGATTTGACGGCGTTGGTGAAACGAATGCCCGAGTTTGAACTTTCATATGAAACCATCACACATACGAAAGTTCCCGACGATTACGATATTTTATTAGCCATCCCCCAGGGGAAGAAATACCTAGTATGGTTCACCTTTTACGACGGCAATGACCGGGCCATTTGGCTTCATTTGAACAAGGAGAAGGAGATTCATCGCGGATTTTATCATACATCATCCGAAATCCCCCTGAAACTCGCCCTCGGAACGGTTCTCTACGGCACCCTCTTGGATGACGATTCCTTCTTTGTCATAGAGGACATCTTTTATTATGCCGGCGTCCCATTGAAGCGCGCGAATTTCAAAGAAAAGGCGAACTTTATGTACTTGTTCTCAAAGTTATTGAATAAGCGGAATTCTCCCTATGTTCTACCCTATATGACTACCGATGTGGAGACTTATGGACAACCCATCGTCGGAATTCATAAAGAAATGGTGAGTCGGGCGGGTTATCCAATCCATCGCCTACAATGTCGTAGTTTCCATCAAATCAAGCCGTATATGAACATCGGAGTTTCACGTAAACCCCAGCAGGTTACTGCGAATACGAGTCCGATCGTTTCTGCGGATCCAATGAAACCGTCCAATAATAGCAAAAAAACGCACGATTTTGACACGGCTCCCTTGCGACTGGATTTCAATAAACCGCAATACAGATATCCGACCGTTTTCCAGGTAACTGCCGACCTTCAAAATGATATTTATCATCTGTTTGCCTACGGATTCACCGGCCGTCCTGTATATTACGGTCTGGCCTGTATTCCGAATTACCGGACCAGTGTCATGATGAATTCGCTGTTTCGTAACATCAAAGAAAATGCGGATTTGGATGCCATTGAGGATAGTGACGACGAGGACGATTTTCAGAATATTGATGAAAATAAACATGTGAATTTGGAGCGCGTTTTGCTGATGGAATGCATGTTTCATACCAAGTGGAAGAAGTGGGTGCCGGTGAAAGTGGTAACAAACGGGGATAAACGATACACGCATATTCGGCGACTTGTTCATGATAATGCGTCGCATGGGCAATCGCAAAATCATTTCCGTAGGCGGTAATGCGAAAATATTCTCCGTATATATTATAACACAAGCAGAGAGTGATGTTTTCGGAAGTGTTTAGTGAAACGGATAAAAATGCGGTATTACCAGCAATAAAAACCACTGGCACGGAAGGTTCTTCTTATTTGTATAATTCGCGCGGCGAAGCCGGTTTTGTGCGAACGGCTGGCGGTAAACGAAAAAGTAATCGGCGAAGGCGAAGAGGGGGATGCTGGACAAAGAAAAACCGGGGCGGGAAAAGCCATAGACGCCGTCGTTCCAGGTATACCCGTACGCGCAAATAATGATGATTGATTCCATGATCGGTTAGAAGAAATCGCCTTCTGTCACGGTTCCATCCGCGTTCGTTATTTTTCCGAAACCATGTGGGTAGCGGTTTTCACCAATATCACCAAAATACGACGATGTTTTTGTGATAATTTTTCCATGCAGGCATTTGGAGTCGGTCCAGTAGCCGACGACCTGAATGTCATCATCTACCCATGTAAGTGTCCCTTGGCCGTTGGCTTCACCGTTGCGCATTCCGCCGATATAATGGACCTTTAGTATTTTTTCGCCGAATGGTTTCCAATAGATGAAATCGGCGTATCCGTGATATTGATCGTCTTTCCATCCTCCTATGTAAACGCAGGGTCTATCGTACATTTTGAAATGCAGGGTTCCGTGTCCATTGCGGCAATCATTTAGGATCCTTCCATCGTAATAGGAGCCGTCGGGGTAGAACTGTGTCTTGATATTGTTGGGGATTTTTTGAATGAATGTCATGATTGGTTTCTTTGTGTGATATTGATGTTTGTATTTCGTTCAATTTTTTATGGCCATAACTCTGGGAAGAAAATCTACGATTATTGTATATTTGTAGATTTTAAGATGTCTCCAAGAACGAAGGTGGGTATCCCTCACCAAATTCAACATATACATGAATTATTGAAGAAAGAAATTATTGGATTGCGAGAAGATATCCAAGAAATGAAAGGCCGTTTGGATGAGAAAATGGCTGCTAAGAGAAGTGACCTTGGGATTGACGAATTGATTGGTGCCATAGAACGCAATGAAGCCAAGCTTGCAACGCTCATTGAAAGTTATGAAGCATCATCTGAAATTATACCAGATAGTCCTTTCGCGGGAATAGTTCAACAAATTAATGCGAGATTCTCAGGAATTTATCATGCCAACTCAGAAGCAGCCAATCTTTTGGCCAAACTCACTGCATGGGCAAGGGGAAATAGTGTTGACCCTTCAAGAATTGAGAGTCTTTTGAATGGGCTTGCAAAGATGATTGCCTTTCTTGTTCTATTGAGATACTATAACTCACCCCCAAAAATGCTGACGGATCTAGCGAATATTTTGGAAACTATGGTTGCATCCATAACTACATTGCTCCCCCATGTCTCGCCACTAATATTGGCAGTATATGGTAAAGATCTTGTTGCCATTTTAAATGATCGCTTACACGGTCGTATATCAAGAGATGAAACGGATAATATAATGGCCGCTTTTGTAAGACCTAGCGATATTCCCACAGATCTTCCAAAGCACGAGGATCAATTATTAAGTGAAGGGTCTAAAAGACTTGCAACGGAGATGGAAAAAGAGGAAGCACAAAATGTAGAAGGCATTTTACATTTATCTAAAAAAACACGTGGAGGCAAAAGCCGAAGTCGCGATAGACGCCGAAGCCGCGATAGACGCGGTGGTAAACGTAGTAAGAAAACAAGAAAAAACAAACAACACCGTAAACGATAAAAAATGTTTGAAAGAAATTCAGTCAATCATTTTTACATAATCATACCCATTCTAGACCCGCGTCTACTGCCACGGAACGGGATGTTTCCCTGTCTTAAATCAAAGGATCTGTTTTGTGTAGTATCCGACGGCGTTTTTGTGTTGAAATGATTCACCGTAACAAATCCGGTCGTTTCATCTAAATTATACTGTAGATTATGTATCATGAAGATTCCGTCGTTCGTATCTGCTAAGAACTTGTTGTACTCTCCTCGGTTTACCAACCGTTCCAGACCATCCTTCATTTGTATTATGTTTTTGTGCATGATGGGATAAAATTGGCCCCTATCAATGACAATAGATGCCCTTTCTGCGCGTTTTTGAAGAAGGTTATCCTCGTACCCCCATGCCCAGAAATTGGGGAACCCATTCAAACGCTCAAAATCGCCGGCTTTGATAGATACGATTCCGCCCAGGGCATAGTTATATCCGTAAAAGTGTTTGATGACTCCATGTGAAGTTTCATAGTTCAAGAAGTTCTTTGTGTATGGCATGGTGTCCACGTCATTAAACACGAGAGTAATGTTTCGGTAATGATTCGGGTATTTTTCTTTCACGGCGAGGAACCCGATGTTTTTCATCGCTCCGCGATTGAAGTCGCGGGTATCATTCTGGTGAATGATCCAGATTTTATAATCCGAGGGAGACATCTCTTCCAATACCTTGGCCATTTGTGTTTGGAAAAAGGCCAATTGTTGTTCTCTATCTCGGTAGGGGACAATGAAGACAATTTGGGGGATGGTATCGGCGGAGGTTTCGGTGGGGGTCTCAGCAGAGGTCTCAGCAGGGGTCTCAGCAGGGGTCTCAGCAGGGGTTTCAGCAGGGGTTTCAGCAGGGGTCTCAGCAGGGATCTCGGCAGGGGTTTCCTCAGCAGGGGTTTCCTCAGCAGGAGTTTCAGCAGGGGTTTCAGCAGGGGTTTCCTCAACGGGGGTCTCAATTGGGGTCTCAGCCGGGGTTTCCTCTGCAGGGATCTCGGCCGGGGTTTCAGCAGGGGTTTCAACGGGGGTTTCAGCAGGAGTTTCAGCAGAGGTCTCAGCAGGGGTTTCCTCAGCGGGGATCTCAGCATGGGTTTCCTCAACGGGGGTTTCCTCAGCAGGGGTTTCAGCAGGGGTTTCAGCAGGAGTTTCCTCAACGGGGGTTTCCTCAGCAGGGGTCTCAATGTGGGTCTCAGCAGGGGTTTCCTCCGCAGGGGTCTCAATGTGGGTCTCAGCAGGGGTTTCCTCAGCAGGGGTCTCAACAAGGGTCTCGGCAGGAGTTTCCTCTGCAGGAGTTTCCTCAACAGGATGCTCAGTAATCTCAAGAGTTATATTTTCTGATTGCGGTTCCTCTTCCATTCGTGTTATTATATAGTAGAGTCATAAAAAAAAATACTCTAAACAGGACACATTCCCATATATGCCAACATCAACATAATCCAACCCTCCTAATCCGAATATTTATCTAAAATACACGTGGGAATCAAAATCGTTTTCATGGTTTCCAATTTCTTGAAACATTTGTTGATCGTCACCTCGCTGACACCACAAATCTGTTTGATATCCGTTTTACTGATTGGTAAATTACAATTATTGGCCACAAAATAGAGTATACCACAGGCAATTGCGTGAGGAATATTATCCGTAATGATATTGTTCTGTTCCACCTTGTTCGCCACGAATTTCGCCACCATTGTGAGTTCCGTCGTGAAATTCAGGCGACTGCAATAACGGTCTATGAATGCGCTCGGCAAAGTTGTGCATAAGTCCGTTTTATTCTCAGGATCCACATTACGCTCAATATTATACAAAATATTCACGGCCATGGAACATCCATTCGTCGCACTCGTCTTGTCCAGCTTGAAAACCTCGGCAATCTCATAGGCAGTACGCGGGCAGCCGTTCAGGCGGCAAGATATGTAAATAGATGCGGCCTTGATTCCGTCGCGGTTCATCCCTCGGAACATCTTCTGTTCTGAGATGTCTTTATGAATAATCATGGCATAGTCTATGAAAATCTTCGGAATTCCCGCATTCTGCGCCATCACCGTAATAAACTGGAATTCATCATAGAGCGATTTTTCTTTATGGGGCATGGACTGCCACTCCGTCCATTTGCGAATCTTCTTCATTTCGTACGAGGAGCGGTTGTTACAGAGAACTTTACAGCCAAAGGATGATTCAATCAGCAGTGGGTTGATGGGATTACCGCAGCGAGTCGGGTCATTCGCGTTTTTGTCTTCCGCTCCGTAAAACCGCCACTCGGGGGAATAATCTAGGGTGTCGCGGCAGATCCACCCACACGCTTTGTTGGTGCAGGTAGGATAACCAATATCCATGATCATCATGGTGGATTGGCACAGAATACATAGGTCTTGTTCTTTTATTGAAGCAGTATACAAACACTCGGGTTCTCCGGTCAATGTCTCCTTGTCGGTGTCAAAGATGTCCCACATTTTGCTCTTTTCTGCGGCGGATACGTTTCGCTTCTTTTTCTGGGTTTTTCCGGTATGAGTTGTTGCTTGGGATAATCTTGGACTGGCCGAGGGGTCAGTCGTGGGAGGAGGGGGATCTAGTGTGATTTCGGAAATCTCAGATAGAATGGTATTGCTATTGCTATTACTAAAGGATTCAGGCTTCTGTGGCTTTTTCCGTTTTATTTTGATTACCATTTGGCCCAACTCATTCGGTTTAGGTTGTTCCTCCATGGAAGTTATCATTCGCTCAGATAAATTATCGCATACTTCAAACGCAGTCGCCATGTTTTTCTCTTATTTGATCTCTCTTATTTGTCTTCAATTTTTCATTATTTTCTTCGCATATCTTAAGAGGAATTTTTGTAATGGCACAACTAATAATGAAGATGGGTAAATTTGAATCAGACGCACCGGAATTTTTTCATAACATATTCCAATCATTTATGCAAGCAATAAATAAAGTAAGCGATATTACAGATTTGAATGTCGAAAAATTAAAGAAGGACACAGCTCTTGCTGAAATTAATATAAAGGAGAAGTTGAACGGAAAAACGACAAAAGGTGTAACCGACGATTTTGATTACGAAAAAGAATCAAATAAAGATGTTTTTGATCATTATCTGCCAGTGAATGAACGGCCCACTTTTTTTCCTTTGAAAGATACTCCAGTGTTAAACGAGATACACGGGAATCATCTTAAAGAATATTTGAAATGTCGTGCCCGCGACCCCGAAGAAAAGGATGTATTTGAACGTGATTCATCCAGCGACCCTGAAAATGAAAATATCAAAATAATCAACCTTGGTGCTTTTAAAGATCCAAGCCTGGGTATATGCAATAAAGAGATAAGAAGGTTGACTGCAACCACTATTTTTGTAGCAAATAAACAAAAAGAGGTTTTTCAACAGGGATGCGAATTCTTTTTGAAATTGAAGAGAGATGATTCGCCTAAATGGTATACATGCATAAAGAGCGAATTGTACAGATATATTGATGAAAACGTCTTTAAAAGTATGTTCAGTGGAAAAGCATTTAATGATGATCGTGAAATGCTGCAGGTAAGATTGAAGATAACATTCAAAAGAGAAAACAATGAAGACGAATCTTATGATATAGAAGAGTTACGCGAATTGAACACCGGAAGTACATACGATGCAAAGCCGCCATTCAAACCAGAATCAATACATGACCCGGTATATTTAATTAAAAAAAGGTGCATATCTAATGGCGGAAAAAAAACGAAAAGGACACGTTGTCGTCGTCGTAAGACAAATAAAAAAGGTCGCCGCCATAGATCATCCGTTCGGCGTAAATGATACCACCTTTTTCTCCAACTTTTCAAACATGTCATTGTTATACACGAGTTGTCCATTCGGTCGGTAGTTGGAAATCGGAGTAAACTGTTTCTTCTCCTTTTCTCCACCGGCCGACGGATTTTGAGAACCCGGTCGGTTGAAAATCCCCGAATTCGGGTCATCGGATTCTTCGCCCGTGCCATGGTCTATGATTTCCCCCCGCTCATTGATCGTCTTCCCCGTTTGTTTCTTGAATTCGTTTCGTACATACGATGGCACCCAGTGCCCCCAAGATATGAAAAGTGTATTCGGATGGACATACCGGACATGAAACCCATTGTCCTGTAGTTTTGTTACTAAATAACCTATGCAATCGCTCTTATCGTAGAGGGGTTCTCCAAATATGTATTCTGGAACTGTAAACCACACGTGTTTTTCGGAAATCTTGTTTTTCCCAGTCGTCGTGATCCGTTTATGTGCCCGATTCAATAGCTTATTGAATATAGACAATTGCTTCAGCTCGCGCTGTTTCTTTTTCTCATACAAATCATCAATATTCAGCTTCTTCTGTGCTTCGTCATCGTCGGTGAATAAAAAACAGGCCATCTTAATGTAGTAATAAAAAAATAATATAATATAATGGAAACAGAAAAAATATAAATGGATTGGACTATTTTCTTCATTCAATGTCAGAGAATGAAGAAAATGAAGCGATTGTCGCTATAACAGAAGAAAACCCCGTATCACCACCTGCTACCAAAAAGATCAAACATTTGGTGATTTCGGGAGGAGGAACCATCGGATTCATGTTTTACGGGGCATTGAAGGAAAGTCATCAACGGGGGATATGGAACATGGCCGACATCAAAACAATACATGCAACTTCGGCAGGAAGTGTCGTTTCTACCTTTCTAGCCTTGCAGTTTGATTGGAAAACCATAGACGATTATATCATCAAGCGACCCTGGCAAAATGTGTTTCAGTTCAATATGAGTCATATTCTTTCCTCTTTTCATGAGCGGGGAATTCTGGATGTTCGTGTCATGAACCAAATGTTCCAACCACTATTCTCGGCCAAGGATATTTCTCTGGATGTCACCATGGAAGAATTTTATCAGAGAACCGGGGTTGAATTACATATATTTGTCACAAATATCAACACGATTGAATTGGTGGATATTTCCTATAAGACCCATCCTGACTGGCGATTGATCGAGGCCATATACTGTTCTTGTGCATTACCAATCATATTCAAACCCATGGTGAAGGGCGGATCTTGTTATTGCGACGGCGGGTTTATACGAAATTACCCCATAAAGGAATGTATTGATTCGGGCGCCGATCCCGACGAAATTTTCGGTCTCTGTAAATATTCGCGGATTGATCCATCTGGTAACATAGTTGGCGAGGAGTCCTCCATATTTGATTATCTCTTTAGTATCGTGTGTAAAATATTTTTGGTGCATCTTTGTCCGAAATTCGTTCCGATTAAATACCAATTGACTCTTGAAGTCGCCATGACAAGTCTAAATGATTATTTTAGAAGCGCAAATTGTTCAGCGGAGCGAACTAGATTGATTGAATTGGGCAAAGATGCCTTTTTGAAAAAATATGGCGGATCACAGGAAGAAGACAAGGGGAAAGATCCTATTCATTCAAAATCGTCGTAACGAATTGTTCCAACGAATTCTCGGTAATTTTCGCATCAAACTCATAGACCTTACCGTCCTTCAATAGCTTTATTGTAGGGAACGACGAGATGTTGTACTTATTGATATAGCCCATCACCGCAGAATCGTCCTCATTCGTGCAATCAATTGCCTTACAAACCAAAACATAGTCGCCGATTTCACTGCCATTGTAGCCGGATTCCATAAAGCCATCCCATTCGGGCTTCGCCGATTTGCAGTGAGGACACCAATCTACGTGGAAAAAATAGAGGATGGCTTCCTTGTCGCTCATGCCCGTATTCGCCGTGTCGGAGAATTTCGTATTCTTTGATTCATATTTGTTTGCGTAATAGGTTTTGTAGGCGTAGTAACCTCCCACAGTGAATATTACAACACAGACGAAGAGTAGAATAAAATAATAATAGGGAGCGATCACGTCGCTCAATGTGTTCAAAAATGCCGGCATTTTATATTATTATATTATTTAGATACATTTAAAAAGTGCGTTTACAACCGCAGTCCCCCTAAAATTCGTTGGTAAAGAATTATCCGGTAAAGAATTATCCGGTAAAGATTTGTCCGGTAAACATTTATCCGAGAAAAGAGACTAAAGATTAGAATGGAATCCAATTCACTCACAGAAACATGGGACCCCGTATTTTTTATATTACTGTTGCCACCATGCCTCATATTATTTTGGACATTATCAAGAGCCGTCTTGATATCCAGGGCGAATCCATTGTGGTTCTCGGCCAGGAAGAGAACCGTCCCATTGGTTGGCAATCCACCGGCAATTTTGGCGCTAAACTCAGCCATGTTTATTCCTTTATTCATCGCGTGGACATTCATGACGACGATATCGTACTTTTCACCGATGCCTATGATGTGATTTACTGTGGCGATCTTTCTCAGATAGTTTCGCGCTTTCTAGCGATGAATATACCCATTCTATTCGGGGCCGAAACCATTTGTAATCCTGATCCGGGAGTCAGTGCAAAATATCCGAAAACACACACCGAACAGGAATTCCCCTATTTGAATAGTGGCATGTTTATTGGACGAGCATGGGCTCTTAGAGAATGCATGAATGGTATGGCATTTAGCGATTCAGACGATGATCAACGGTTCTGGACGGGGCTGTTTCTCAGGCATCCCGACTTGATTCATCTGGATTATGAAAATCGGCTGTTTTTGAATACGGCCGGCGTTGATTTGGATCTCATTGCATGGAATGGACAATATGCGCATTACCGCGACCGTAATCCTATGTTCGTTCATGTTAACGGACCCGAGAAGAACGATTTGCGTAAATTCCTTTCATAGGGGACGGGATGGGATATGGGGGGTAGTGATGGCGAAAAGGTTGAAAAAGAAATCTCCATATATTATAACAAGGCCAAAGTGCTTGTCATAATAAAATGCCAAAAAATCGTACCCTAAAACACAAAACATACGGCGAATCTGATTATAATAGTGGCGATGGAATGTTGACGACGGTATGGGGGCCCGGTATGTGGCATTTCTTACATACCATGAGTTTCAATTACCCAGTGAACCCCACTGATAAGGAGAAGGAGAATTATCGCGATTTCGTTATCCGTTTACAAGACGTTCTCCCCTGTGGTAAATGTCGCAATAATTTGAAGCGAAATTTCAAGACTCTACCTCTCACGATGAAAAACATGAAGAGTCGCGCGACTTTTTCGCGATACGTCTACCGGCTCCATAATGTCATTAATAAAATGTTGGGTAAAAAGAATCGCCTTTCCTATATTGATGTGCGTGAACGATATGAACATTTCCGATCTAGATGCACCAAATCACTAGCAAAAAAAACCCGGAAACGGGGGCATGACGAACGTGGGTGCACCGACCCCCTTTATGGGGAAAAATCCAAATGTATCCTCCGAATTGTCCCGCAAACCGAAAAATGTGAAACTTTAGAAATAGATGATAAATGTATCAAACATCGTGCATCCGAGTTTCTGTAGCCGTTTGTGCTAGGTTAGGGTGAGAAAAATATATATCAAATATATAAATATAATACGGTAATAATATTATGAATCAATACACAGTTGCGGAAGTAGATATAGACATCGTTGAAAAAGATGCCAAAAGACGCAACAACAATAATGACGACGAAGACGACGAACATAAGAAGAAGCCCAAAAGACGTTCCGAAAAGAGAACCATCCCATTTTGGTCCGAATCCCCCGAAATTCTCATAGATAAGGATTCTTTCCTGGAAGTCTTCCCTACCGAACCCATGTCCTATAATCAGAAACTCAATGCCATCACTCGGATGATTCTGATATTGACACTGATTATATTTGTCATCACTCGGTCCGTGCAATCTATTCTTGTTTCTACCATGACCATCTTCGCCATTTTCATATTGCAATACTATCACTCCAAGGATGCGATGGACCAGGAAAAGAAAAGGCGCGCAGCTTTAGAGAACTTTGAAGTTTCCAAGCCTGTGGAGGATTATTTCAAAGACCATAATTTGGCCATTCCCGCGAATCTGTTTGATAAACCCAAACCGGAGAACCCTTATTCCAACGTGTTAAATACCGATATCTATTACAATCCGAACAAGAAACCCGCCCCGCCCGCATTTAACACCTCGGTAAACAATGATATTTTGAATCAGGCCAAGCAACTTGTGGTCAATGCGAATCCGGACCAGCCCGATATTGCCGATAAATTATTCAAGGATTTAGGTGATCAATACGTGTTTGAACAATCCATGCGACCCTTTCATTCCGTTGCCAGCACCACCGTTCCGAACGATCAGGCAGCATTTGCCGAATTCTGTTATGGTAGTATGATATCTTGTAAAGAGGGCAATCAATTTGCTTGTGCGCGAAATTTGTCCAGACATACGAATTATTAGAGATGCATGCGGGAGGGGGGCATTGGGTCCATTTAGGGTTTTTATTATATTCTTCTCTCTTTATATAATAAAAATAAACCATGTTCGCCAACAATTCGTATTCTTTTAATGAAATGGGCCGCATGGGCGCCGATTCCGTTGATACTAGTCAGCGCACTTTACAAAACACGCGGTTTGCCAACTATACCGTTTCGTCTTTTCAATCTACCAACACGTC